ATGCAAGGCAATCGAGATGTATGGAAAGCATATCAGCACAAGCCTGTTATTATTGCTGAAATTGGAATGTTACGTCGGGGAGACACATGGAAAATTGGACTAAACGGTACTGGAATATCTTGTTATAATTTTATTGATTTAACTGAATCAAGAGCAGTAGATCTTGGATTAACATCGGTGCCCTGGAGAACCTCAGGTGATCACATTGTGATTGCATTACAACGTCAGGACAGTCAACAATGGGTTGGATTACCGGATACACAAACATGGGTCAATGATGTGTGCAGTCGTTTAAAAAAATATACAAATCGTCCAATTGTTATTAGATCCCACCCAAGACAAAAAATAATATCAACAGCTATTTCTCCAAATAAAATTGCCAATTCCTACGATTGTTTTGATTTTGATCAATCATTGGAAAACGCATGGGCAGTTATTAACTGGAGTAGCGGACCTGGACCGCAATCAATTATAAATGGTGTGCCTGCGTTTGTTGGCCACAGCAGTTTGGCATCGCCAATTGCTGGATTTAATCTAGCAGAAATAGAAAATCCGACATTGCCGGATCGTAGTAGTTGGCTGAATATGATAGCACATTCCGAATGGACCTTAGACGAGATTGTCAAGGGCCACCCTATTCAACGTTTATTACCGAACTTGGTATCTCTGTAGATCTGCATTAACCATGTCTTCAATCATTTGTTTAAATGTTGTTTTTGGTTTCCAATCTAATAGACTGCGGGCTCTGGTACTGTCCCCGCATAGACTATACAACTCAGCAGGTCTTTTAAATCGTGGATCAGTTAGTACTTTGGATTCCCAGTCAGGAATATTAACATAATTAAACGCAACATCTAATAGTTCTCGAATAGTATGTTGTTCTCCGGTGGAAATAACATAATCTTTAGCCTCAGCCTGCTGTAACATTAGCCACATTGCTTCAACAAAGTCTCCAGCAAACCCCCAATCTCGACGACTGTCAATATTACCCAGTGTAATTGTTTCCTGCAATCCTAGTTTAATACGTGCCACAGCATCTGTAACTTTGCGTGTAACAAATTCTTTTCCACGTAACGGACTTTCGTGATTGAATAACACTCCTGAGCAAGCATAGAGGCTATAACTTTCTCGAAAGTTCACAGTCATCCAGTGGCTATACAATTTACTAACCCCATACGGACTACGAGGAGTAAATGGTGTGGTTTCGTTTTGAGTGTTTGTTGTAGCATTACCAAACATTTCGCTGGTGCTTGCTTGATAAAAACGACTATTTGGACTATGCGTTTTAATTGCGTTAAGAATATTAAGAGGGCCTATCGAATTAACTTCTGTAGTTAACTTGTTCAAATCCCAACTAATTCCAACAAAGCTCTGTGCCGCAAGATTATATATTTCTACTGGCTTTAAACTTCTAATCAAATGATTCATTGAGTTTTCGTCGGTGATGTCACCAGTTACTAGTTCAATGTCATTTTCAATTCCTAGCCATTTGATGTTGTCTAGATTTGGATTACTATATCTTTTAACTAGGCCGTATACTTGATAGTCTTTTTCAAGCAATAACTTTGCCAAGTACGGGCCATCCTGGCCAGTCATTCCGGTTACAAAAGCAGTTTTTTTCATTGGTTCCTCTTATTCTTTGCCTAGCCAGGTCAACGCTTTGTTAATCCAGGGTAGTGTTAGATCTCGTTGTTTTACGTATCCATATTTGTTTATGCTGTCAACAGCAGTTACTGGTAATAACTTTGCCTCAGCTAGTTCATACCAGGTAGTGGTTCTTGGATTCCTTGGAGATTGATCACTGTTGTATACAATTGCATGTAACCAAGGGCTATCTGGCTGTTTTAAAAAATAGCCATCTCTACAATCAAATCCCGAAACTGCCAAGGTATGAATTAAACTGACCATTGTCCAATTATAATATTGGAAATCTAATTGATCAAATGCCTGTGTATTAAATTCCATATTAGTGGTCTGCGGTAAGACTATAGCTAATGTAGCATTTGGGTGCATGGCGTTTTTCCAGTTGGTCAGTGTTTGAAACGGGTTTATAACATACTGGAATGAGTCATGTGACCAGATCACATCAAACTTTGTTTTATCTACTGTAATTGTTTCTTCGAAGTCTTGTCGATGATATTGTGTATTACGATATTTTTTAGTCATTGGAAATTGTTCAAATTGATCAATTCCGTAACATTTAATATTTAAAGGGTCAGCACGTTCATCTCTGGTGGTTCTGGTGGCCCACCATTCGATATCTAACCCACGTCCGCAACCCATGTCGGCTACTGTAGTAATACTTTCCATAAAGTCATCATATGCATATAGCTGATTTAATGTTTGCAAACTGTGCTGGTGACTCTCCTCAGGAGAAGTGAAATAAGTTTTATTCATACTTGAATGTCTTCCATACCGGACGTTCGTAATCTAACAATATGACCCATTTGCCATTGTTTAGTATCAAGTCCTTTCATAATACCCAACCATTTATTACGCAATAGAGCCACTTCGTTGATAATAGTTTCAAAATCAATAACCTCATCCTCGCCATCTACATATTTTTCGGCGTCTCGAGATGTTAATGCACGAGCATAACCTTCTAGATATTTTTGGAAATGGCGTCGACGGATTTTGCGTAATTGTATATTAAGAAGATTGAGTACCGCTTCTATTTCTTGAAGCTGATTAAAACGATGTTCAGTAATACCCGGCAATTCTTTAATATTTTTTTCAACTAATCCGCCTATTGCACATTCTCGCTTGGCTAACCCTAGCTCTCGTTCATAATGTGCAATAAAATCCGGGATAGCCGAAAGACTTGCTACTACCTTGCTATAGTACATGGTTAATAATCTTCGCCATCCCAGTCCTCTTCTTCTTCATACTCTTCGTCTTCATCCTGTTGTTCAGAATCGTCTTGAATATAGTTGACTAGTGCTTTTTTAATATCGCTGTCTGATTTAAATGTTGTCCGAATATCTTCTGGAGAGTAATCGTGATCAATTAGCATACTGATAAAACTATCTGCCGCTTCACTGCGATCAATTGTACCAATATAGCGTTTTAATTCGCTCCAAATTTCTGCTACTAAATCTAAATGCATTTGTATTATTCTCCCTGATCAGATTCTTCAATACTTACCGTTTCTGTTTGATTGACAAAGTCTTTCATCACAATGTCTAAACAGTTGTCGTCATTGCGTTCCCAGGCCTTGCGAAACTTCTTGATAATCTCTCCAGCACTTGTGGTAAACACCAGGCTATTGCCTTCTTTCTTGAGCATGGACTTCTTTTCAATTAGATCAGTTAGTCCAGAGTAAGGACTCATTCCAGTTTCGTAAGGAATTTTAACTTGTACACCTTCAAATGGTTTAGCATAGCGTGTTTTCATTACCTTACATGCGGCACGAATACCCATGACATCAGTAATTTTGTTGCCATCTTCATCTTCTTTAAGCTTGAGTTTTTTCATGGCAACCACAATTGAACTTGCATAAACAAATCCTTGTCCGCCGCTGATCTTGTCATCTGGGTCAAACATGTCTTGACTAGCGTATGTGTGATTGGTACATACTAAACCTACATTGTAGCTGCCAAACATGTTTACACAGTTTCGAACCAGGCTGGTTAGTGCTTTGGGTTTACGGCCCATGTCACCTTTCATATCGCCGGCATCAAACTGATTTACATCAGTTGGTGTAAGCAACATACCCAATGAGTCAATCACAAACAATACTTTTGGACGTTCGCCATCTGGCAACGATTTGTAATCACTCATGAATGTGCTAATAGTCTTTGCTACATCATCAATCATGGCCATTGCTAGCTTGAGTAGTTTGCTTTCGCTAGTGTCAACACCAAGATCATGCAACCATTTTTCATCTAGCGCATTTTCTGAGTCAATTAGAACTACAAAGATACCTTGTTCTTGTGCGTTCTTGATGATGTTGCCTGAACAGATGTAGCTTTTGCCAGCGCCGGATTCTCCAGCAAACACCGTTACCTTGCCCAGTGGCACGCCACGGTTAAAGTCTCCGCTGATCAAATAGTTCAGTGCATAGTTGCCTGTGCTGATCCAATCGGTAGGGTCATTAAAGCCTATCGAAAGGCCGTCAATGCTTTTTGTAATTTCTTTACGAAATTTGCTTACGTCAAATGGTTTTCCCATAATAAATCCTTTTCAATTATATTATACAAGATTTTTCAAGAGTTTTCAAGTAGTTTCCACTAAAATAATGCTCATAATTATACTCAATTGTGTCTATTTCAAGTTGATACAAATCATTCCAATCACTGTTGCTGAGTACACTATACTTCAGCAGTGAAGAAATTAGTTCAACTAATCTTTCAATTGGATCCTTGATACTATCAAAACGGTAATCAAACAGTCTTGTATATTTTTTAAATCCATAATATTTTTCAAGCCACTCGTGCCAACTAGGTTGTGCGTATGACAAAAACAATCCTCTGGTTACTACACTATACAAAAATTTTTCTGTAATAAATGGAGTGTAGCTTGTTGCCTGACTTTCACTAACAATATGAACAAAACTTTTTGTTAGCAAAGGATCAAGAGTTTTGATATGTTGATGATGTTTGTATCGATCTTCATTTCTATAATCAACACTATATATGCTTGATAGAAATGTTGTTGATGTTTCATCAATAAAAAACTTATTGTATATCCTATCCTGGTTACCAGTCAATGCATACACGTGATTAAGTATGTCATCAGTAGAACAAGAAAAATTCTTAGTAGAATATTCTGGATTAAACAATTTATATCGATGCATGATGGCAGTTAACAACAAACGGCTAACATGGTTACTTCCATTAAAACTACAAACAAAATTTTTAAAATCTAGACTAGAGTGTATTTGTTGAGTTTTTAAAAATACAAAATTTGTATCTTCTTGATGCTTGATTGAATAACAAATTTCTAGATTAGAATATAATTGCTTGATGTAGTCTGGCAGAATCTGATGATAGATTACTTTATAGAATTTATTGTTCTTTTTGCCATACAAATCCAGAGTTGATAGGACACTATTGTTGCCATGCTTATCAAACCCATTAAGATGGTCGCCAAGCATAAATGTTGGCTCAACACAGTCTGTGTGAGTTAAGATTTCTTGATAAGGGGCAAGTATAAGTTGCATAGTTTAAACAATAAAAATAGGCAACCTCAGTTGCCTATTTGTTACACGTTTATTATGCTTTTTGACGAGAGCGAATCATTGCCAAAATATCCTGTGCGTTCTGGCCGCCTGAGGGCTTGGCTGCCTGGATTGGAGCAGTTGGCGCTGGAGTGTCATCAGTGTCAAACGGTGCATCATTGTTGTTAACAACTGGTTTGCTTACTGGTGCATCTTCACTGACATCTGCGTGGTTGCCGGAACTACTTGCAGGTGCTTGTACTCCTGCCGGACGGAAGTACTGTCCCCAGCGTTCAGTGTCATATGGCTTGCCATCTACACTTGCTTCAAACATCTCTTTCATCACACGAAGTTCAACTTCGCCAGGCTTCTTGGGTAGGAAGCTAGCAAGTTCGAACAAACCATGTGATTCAAGTGCGGCCTGCTCTGTTTCAGATAGTGCAGACTCTTTACGTGCCCATTTACTAGTGCTGTAGTCAGCATAGCCGCCTTTACTAGTTTTAGTAATGCGGAAGTCTAGGCCACGCAACAAGTCTGTTGGGATTTCTTCCAACTCAGGATCCATCAATGCACCTTTAATAATATTAAAGATTTGAGGACCAATAATGAATCTGCGAATTGGATTTTCTGGTGTTTTGTCGTCGCCAATTGGGTTCTCACGAACAAAACCTTGGAAAATATAACTGCGTTTCTTCCAGTACTTGCGACCCATGTCTTCGAGACTTTTGTCTTTGAACCAAGTGCGTACTTCTGCTAGGATTGGACAAGCGTCTCCCCACATCTCTACGCAGGGTACCTGAACTTGAACTTGTTTTGAATCCATTTCGCCTTTAATTCCATTGAACGGCAACTTAATCATTGCACGTTCGACCCAGAAAAATGTGTTCTTTGGATTTGCGTCTGGCAAGAATCGAACGGTAGCATTTGCTCCTTCGTCCATGTTCCAGTGTGGGTAAATTGCGTTGTCGCCGCCTGATGATTGACCGCCTTTGTTAGACTCTGCGGACTGGAGTCTTGCGCGGATTTCTGCTAATGATGCCATAGTGTTTTTACCTTTCAGAATTAAATGCCTATGTTTGTTTTACTAATGCCTAGTGTGTGCCTAATTGCGTACACTTGTTGTAGTGTACACGATATATTTAGTAATGTCAATGTTTTTTTTAAATTTTTTTGCCTAATTAAGCAAGAGTGATTTCGATATAGTATATCTGAGTGTGGCCGCTTGGCTCATAAAACGTTGGGCTGTTAAAACAGTCTGTGATTTTTAATCCGTTATTAGTAATATATTGTTCAAAGTCTAATTCTCTATTTAGAGATCCTGCCTGGTTTTCCTGCAACAGTATTACTCCGTCAGGTAACAAGTGTTGTCCAATATGCTTAAAAAAGTCTTGGTGAGCTTGCCAGTTTAGGTCAACTTTAATTCGTTGTGTATTTTCGTTTCCCGGGCACTCTAAAAAGTGTGGCGGATTTGATACCACTAGATCAAACATCTCATAATCAGGTATAGTAGCCAATGTACCAGTAACATAAGCTGATACCAAACGAGGACATTGTCCTGATGTTGCTTTAACTGCTTGAGTTATTGCAGGTTCAAAGATGTCTGACAGGCAGATCTTCTTGCATAGACCATAGTCCAAAATACCAAATCCAATAAACCCTGGACCACTACACCATTCGTAGCATTTTTCAAAGGTTCGATTGTATCGTTGTTTTATCAACTCAACATATTCTTGGCCAAACCAGGTACCACCACCTTCCATCCAACTGTCATAGTAAACATTGAGTCCTCTTGGTCCGCCGGGATTAAATTGCATCATAGTCTAACGTTGGGCCTATTAGGCTCTCTCCATACTAGATTTTTTTCACTGGCTAGCTGGTCACATTCTGCCATCCAATCTCTTGTTAACTTATTGTTAATCAGTCCAGGATAAACGTTATCTAGATATTCAAGATGTTCCAAAGGAGTAGGATGAAAATCTCTGCGGCCATCAGGATTTTTAATTCCCGGTCGCGAGTTCCAGTTTTGTCCAAATACTATTTCGTAGACACTTGGTTGAATATTAGTTAATGTACTTCTATACAAAGATTTAACATCCAGGTCATCGCCAATTTGATCATTAGGGTTAAATCCTAATTCACTGTTTTGATTTGTGTTGCCCAATGGAACTATACTCATAAATTTCCAATTACAACCCCAGTGTTCTAGTAGATTTTTTGTGGCTGTGATAGTTGCCAAGTCTCTTATTAAAAATCCCCGTTCACAAGTAAAATTAAGAATGTACTCTAATGGTAGTTCAGTACCAGTTGTCCAATAAATGTTTCCTTTAGCCAACCAGCGATTACCTACATAACGATCTTCTCTACTGGTATTCGACCACATGATATAAACGTCGTCGTCGGCTGTTAGTTTTCTTCGTTGATGACACTCCATTAAACTATTAAACACAAGACCGTTTCCGCCACCACAGTATCCCCAATTTTCAAAAAAATCGTAGTTACGACCGAGTGCATCGGCCCAGGTAGGCCAGCGCCAATACTGTGTAAAACTACAACCAAAAGTAAAAAGTCGTTTCATTGTTTATTAAGCTCGTATTCTGTTTGCCAGTGTGCGGCTATGTTCCAAAGTTCGTTGGGTATAGACCCAATTTGTCCTTCAAAGAACCCCTTACCTATACTTAAATCACGTTGATACGAGTGTTTATAAACCACAGGCTCAGGAAACCATCCGTTGATAGGTTTATCAATTGGGTACCCTGATCCTACTTCAATCATTGGCAATTGTTCTTTAAGTACATGATGTCTGAACCCTTCGATTAATTCCCATTCAGACATGATCATTCGAGTAGGAGGATCTTCGTAGGCTATGATTGTTTGATCTCTAAACCACTGTAGGTGCAACTTTAATAGATTGCCCCGATGATTTGATTCTATTAGGTCCCGTAATCCCTGCAACATTGTTCTGCTTAATACTCTAAAAGGAACAGGACTAGTGGCTACATATTCTCCATTAACTGTTAAGTGACCTTGTTCAATACCCAGTAGTTGTTTGACATAATTTGCGTGTAGTTGAGCAACGGCAGAGTCCTGCCCCATTGTTCTACAGGTATACGGAGTGATATTTTTTAAAGATGCAACTCTTTCAAATACAATGTCGCCGTCGATTAATAACCATTCGTCACCATCAATGAATTTGTCAGAGTAGAGTTTAATCAACTGTGCTCTCCACCAGCCAGCCGGACAATCTTCAAAATCTAATTCTGAATATAGTTTAAAAATAAATGTTGTATTAGGAAAACAACTTGTAAGCCACAGAGATAAA